GGACTCTCTGTTGAGAAGGCACTTGATTGGATTTATGAGCAACCAGACTATGTTCCGTTCACGGCAGGGCCATGAACGGCATTACCGTCAAATTCCAAAGTTAAGAACGCTAGTTCTTGACTTTGGAATTTTCTTGGCGAAGCCACTGATGTGAAGTACCACGAGGCCTTAAGACCGCCGAGCGAAGCGAGGGGGTTCTTAAATTTGGCACTTCACGTTACCGAAAACTTAAATTTTAAGTTTGACGGTTCCTGTTTCCGTCCCAGAATAAATTTCACCTGCCTAAAAAAAAAGGATAGAAAAGATATATGTTAGATATTCTGTATAATGTAGCAAGCTCCCCAGTAGGCAAGGGTATTGCTTCAGCACTTATTTCTTACACAGCACATTATGCTACAGTGAAGGCTTACTCAGAATTCTGTGTCCCCACTGGCTTCCAGGGTTTTCTACAGGGTCTTGTATCAGCAGGAAGTCCGGTTTGTCAGGTGGGTGTCCAAGCTATAACCGCAACGCAGGTTTCCTATAATACCGTCATCATGATGGGACTTTCTCACATCTTTCTTGATACTATTTGCCCAGGGTTGGCAAACCATAAAAAGTAATTCTCCAACAAATAAATTTAGCAATAAGAGTAAATGTCCGCAGCCGAAGGCTCGTTATACGAGCTCGTCGCCCGAGGAAACAAAGATGTTTTTTTCTATGAAGATAGCCCAGCCTCCACTTACTTATTTGACTCTTCTTACGAACCACAGCAATCCTTCATATCAGACTTGCGTCGTGTTCCGCCAATGGTCACTGCAGAATTTGGCCGAACCACCGAATTCTCTTTTGACTTAGTCGGCGATCTCATGAGAAATCCGAGTATTCTGATAAATCTCCCCACCTGGCTCCCTCCTCAACAAGCCGCCCTAAATCGCAGATCTATCGTACGCGACTTGAATGGTGTGAGCTACGGCTATACCCAAGGAATCGCCTACTTCTTATTTGAAAACATCCAGTTTTACCAAGATAATATCCTACTCCAAGAATTCAGCGGTGATACCTTGTGGGCCACCTCACAGATTTCTGGCACGTACGCAAACTCTTTTATCACCATGGAAGAAACCGGCAGTCACGATGGAAGTGCCCAGTCAATACAGGGCAATGCAACTCCTCCACAACTCCGTCTAGAACTCCCCATCATTGGATGTCAGGCCAACGATGGCTTTCCCCAACGTGCAGCACTCAGGCACACCTACCGTCTGAGATGTAAGCTTAGAAGGTTAGAAGACCTGGTGGAAGCCTCTGATAAATCCCAGAAACCCACGCCTTGGAACAGACAAATGACGATTAAAACCTCATCAACCGGCCCAACACCCTTTAACACATTACCCAGAGAGAAAATTCCACCTCTTGAGCTAAAATTAGAAACAGTCCAAGTCTATGTGGGCAATGAAATGCAAAAGGCCATGCAGACCACACCTCTCAAGGTGAGATTTAGTCGCATATTTGAAAACACCTTCACCCAATCAGCCTTAGACTATACTTCTGTAGTGGCGGGTGGTACATCGGTTGTCAATCGCCGTCTAGATGGACGCCACCCTACCAGTCGCCTCATTTGGTACTTCAGATCATCTGCAGATATCTTAGCAAATCGTTTGTACAGTGTGGCAACACCGGCCAATAAGCCCTACTTCACCACAGTCACCTTGAACATCGCATCTAAAACGAGAGAAGCTCCCTTGGAACCCTTTGTCTGGCGAGACCTGGTTAATTATTCCAAAGAAGAGTGTGATTCTGGCTTAGAAATCTATAGCATGAACTGGACTCTAGGAGATATGCCACGCTTACGATTTGATATCAAGGATGCAACAGGAGCTATCAACTTCACAACCGCCGATAAACCAACCTTTTACATAGGTCTTACAAATCCCGGTTCTACGCAAACAACACAGCTCAACGTAATCCAAGAAGGTTGGTCCGAGTATAACACGGATGGGAAAGGTAGTGCCGAGCTTTTTTCCTTCAATTAAAGAATGACCCAAAGTAAATGGCTGGGTTACCAAGTCTACCAGATCTTCCAGGTCTAAGCCCACAGGGCCCAGGTAATCTATCTCCAGAATCTCCAGGATCTCCAGATTTTGTAGGATTTGAAAGAGCTGGCGGTGATATTACCACATTACTTGACTTGACCCCGAGAGACTTCCAAGATAACTACATGTTCCCCTTGGGAGCAGATAAGACTTGGTGGTTGCCAAGTACTCGCAAACTAATGCCTTTTTCAATGTCTATTCAAGAATTTCCCTTTCGTGGTCCAGCGGCCTTCGGGCAACGCTTCAGCTTTGATATGAAATCTGTGGGTACCGGCGATCTTTTGTTAAACACTATCTTACAAATTGAACTGGGGCATTGGCTAGATGACACGACCTTGCTACGACTGGAAGCAGGAACGCTTCAAATTACTTCAGATTTCTGGGCGTATGCGAATCAACTAGGAACTATAATTGTAGAAAAGGCCGAGCTAGAGATTGGGGACTCAACTATAGAAACGATCGATGGAGATTTCTTGAATACTTGTTTCCGCTTAGCAGATCCGAATTCTCAGTTTGGAATCGGCCAAGGGATTGGAAGCCAATCAACACAAACTCGTCCCTTTCCAACAACCGATAGAACTCTGTATATACCCTTGCCATTCTTTTTTACTCGCATCAAGCTCAAGGAAGCCCTTCCTTTGTTAGCCTGTCGAGAAGGATCTGTGAGAATTCACATAACTCTGAGACCCTTCCACGAATGCGTACAAATCATAGGTAAGACTCGTACTTGTGCTACAGATGTTCCTCTCGGCCTCGTTAATCAAACAACGGCGGGCCCTATCAGTTCTTCATCAACAGTTCCCCAATTCAAGAAAATCTCCCTGCTCACCCAGGCGGCCAATACGGATGGAATCATGCGTCAAAGAATTCTCAGGCAATCCTTTGAAGTTCTAAGACGTGATGTGGCTACCTTTTACTTTGAGGAACCTCTCAAGTACGCCACGAATAAATCCTTTGACACAGTCTCGGTACAGCTTCCTTTGGAAGTCAATCACCCTATGGAAGAAATTATCTGGTTCGTCAGACGTAAGGGTACGCATTTGAACAATGAATGGACGAATTATTCTGATACCCTCGCCTTAGACTATGATCCCATATATACGCCAAAGGGCCCGCTTCTAAAGTCGGCCAGCCTACAATTCAATGGAGTGGATATCGTGAATGCCGATGAACAGTATTTCAGAAGAACACTGGCCAAGGCTCACAAGGCAACATCCTATTTTTCATATATCTATGGATACTCATTTTCCAATAATCCTGGGGAACATCAACCGTCAGGCACTCTAAATGCCTCAAGGTTGCAAACAGTTCGTCTAAATCTTACCACCAATATCGTGGATGACACCTGGGAAGTGAAGGTATTCGTTATAGGCCTTCAGTGGCTCAGATTCCAGAATGGAATTGCGAATCAGATGTTCCAGAACTAAGATCTAAAACAACTTATGAATGAATTCTAGTGGTTTAAATTCAATATCATAGAATTCTAAGACATGTGGTAAATTGATATATACCGCATCATATATTAAGACAAGGCCGGCGAAACCAATAATAACTTTATCAGAACCTCTAATTTCTGATATCTTATTTAGCCAAAAGAAAACGATCAGGAATGTTCCCAAAGATATCTTGAAAACCATTTCACTTATCAAGAATTCAATGCTGGTAATTGACTGTTTTTTTAGAATAATAAGCAAAAACTGGACGGTAACGATGATTTTTAGGAAGATCATATAGGCATCAAAGGCGTTCATTCTAATTACCTTAAAGATTATCTAATCTCAGATGGCCTCGGCCAGCCTTTTGAAACTTCTCACAACGGGACTCCAGGATGAACGACTAAAAGGACAAGTCAAGCCTTTCCAAAAAGCCTTTGTTAAAGCTGGGCGTTTCACAACAGAAACATATCGTGTAGACTTTGATAATCAACCGGCATTCGGGACCACGGCTCGTGTCACACTACCGAGACGTGGCCACTTGATTCGCAAGGTATTCCTAGTCACAGTCATGCCAGATATCTCAGCCACTCAGGCAAAGGCCCGTGCTTACGCCACAGCGAACAACTTACCCTTTGCTGGCCCCACCTTTGGTTGGACAAATTCTGTTGGCCACGCACTGCTAACCAACGCTACCTTGACGATCGGTGGGGCACCAATTGACACACTAAATGGCCCCTTACTAGAGGTTCTAGACGAATTCACAACTCCTCTAGAAAAGACAACAACCCTAAATCGCATGATTGGGCGTGTCGATCACGGTTTCACACCCAAAACAAATGGATTCGCCGAACAACAAACCCTTATAACACCACTACCCTTCTGGTTTGCCAGAGACCCCTCATCAGCACTACCTATAGACGCAATTGGAACAGACTTGGTACAATTGAATATTGGATTTAATACGGTAAACAATCTATACACAACAACAAGTCGTTGGAAAATGCCAAGCGGTTATAATACGGGTCCTAATTATAATCAAGATACGATAACAAGTGTTCCAACCAGTGGCACACAGATATCTAACAAGTGCTTGGTAGAATTCATGAGTAACGACATCCGAATCACCTCACCGCCGAGCAATCCTACCGCACCACTCACCTTACCGCCGATGGCGGGCAGTCCCTTCTACGTCTTAGATCCAAGTGGGCAGGATGTCTATGGTCTTAACGGAAATCCTGAGAAATCTGTCAAGGTGACACAGATTCCTGGAATCAAAATGGCCGACAGCTTTCAACTAGAGTCTTACTTACTCGTTGAATATGTGTACATCGACCGTCCTGAGGCGAACAGATTTCGTTTATCTGATTTGACGTATCCAGTTCTCCAACACTACACTATTACACAAGACACAAAGGGTGCAAATACAACAAGGATAAATATGAGAATTCCCAATCTTTGCCGACAGATTTTCTTCACATGTCATCGCAACGATGCTGACCTCTTGAACGCCCCCTTCTTGGCTACACGAGATCTTTCAGGAGTGGCGATAACAGATGCATCAGGAATCGGTCTAGTTGCTCCTTGGTGGCCAGATGCTCAGGGGCTTAGCTTGACCAACTTTAGTCCTCTCATACCAGCATATTCGGCGGTTGAGTCTGAGCCAATTGAATCATTCAGCTTGAACTACGACGGCAAGTTAGTCAGATATGCCAGTAGTTCCCCAGGCTTTTTCAGGAGTATTCTACCAAGCTTAGAGCAACGTAAGTCTCCATGGCACAACAAGTATATATACAATCTCCCCTTTGGCACAAACTTAGAAGATTACGGAATTCCCACAGGTCATGCGAATTTGGACAAAATTCAGAAAGTAGAACTCGCACTTAACTTCAAACCAGATCGTGGGTCAATTACGCCGGCGAATATTCAATACACCGTCCGTGTATATGCAGAAACATATAATTTATTAAAGGTCTATGGTGGTCGTGCTGGACTTCTCTTTAATTACTGAGGGATCGTTATACTAATAGGCATTGAGCTTTCAAAATCATCTGGATTCTCAGCCGTCACGACAACAATCACTGTTCCTTGAAGACCAGTGAAGGTAGCCGTTTTCGATAAAACGCCATGATCAACTACAGGCACTGTTTTTACACCGTTGATCATATATGTGTAAAAGGTGGTCAAATCTCCGCCAGACCATGATATAGTGAATCCAGTGGGTGTGTAATCCGTGGCTACTATCCCATAAGGTGCCGTGACTTGAACTGGTGGTTGAGGAGTCATCGTTGTTGTTACACGAACAGGGGCCGATGTTTTGCCAACATCGTTTATAGCATTTAACACAAGCAAGTAAGATGTTGAAGGAGTTAGGTCAGTCAAGCTTATATTCCCATTTATAGAATTATCAACCGAAGGAATATAAGGAGCACTATTTAACACATAAGAATAAGAAGTAGCATCAGATTTCCAAGATACGGTAAAAGTACTGGCGGTTATGAGAGATGTTATGATATTTGTTAGAAAGGGCTTTGTAGGCACTTTTAATGTTTTCACAGGAAGTTCTGAAAAGACTGTGCCACCAGAATTAGATGCCGATAAGCGTATAGTATATGAAGTTTCTGGTAATAATCCATGGACGGTGAAAGGGTTAGACACAATAGGATGTGTAGTGGAAGACCCAGATTTGTACAAGATATAGGAAGTTGGCTCGCCACTGGTCCATCCTCCCATAAAAGTACTCGTTGTTATAGAACTCACATAAGCTGTAATAGGGCTTGGAGGAGGAATGACTATTGTTCTGACTTCCACAGATGCTGATGATGAGCCTAGAGAATTTGAAGCAGTCACATGGACTGTGTAGGCTGATGCGTTGAGCCCACTAAAACTTGCTGTTTGCCCTACCATGGTAGGCATAACTTGGTTCCCATTGAGGGTAAAGGCATATGAACTCGCCCCAACACATAGAATATTCAGGTCAAAAGATGTCTCGCCTATATTGGTTGGCGTAAGCACAGGTACGGATGGAATCGCTTGGAGACTGCTCATACTCACGAACTTTGCGATAGCTGTGAGAACATAGGCAGGAACTCTATAGTTGAGAATTGCTTGGGCGGTTGAGTAGTTTTCACCAGATAACTGAGCGTCATAGGCGATAGTAGCGAGATTGATGACTTCAGCAGATGCTATATTACCAACCTGTGTAGACAATGCTGTAGCCAAGGAAGCAGTTTCAGCTACCACCTTTCTTATAGCTGTACCAAGAGGGTCTTGATTGGGCAAAGCCAAGGTCGAAATATATGAGGTGGAAAGATGAATTTCCGTCGAATTTACAAGATCTGAAGAATAATTATACGCCATTGTAGCATTGGCTAGTGCTGTTCCAGTAGACATGAGTACCCTCTGTGCGTCCTGGATTTTTGCCATACTCGTACCAGCTGAAATTTCTGCGTCGAGGTTCAGATTTGCAATGTCATAGGCTGACTGACTAGCCATCATATCCGTCAAGCTTGAACTCGCAGCCGCCTTTGCTCCAATCAAGGTTGATGCGTAGCCATTGATTGAATTAGTCATAGCCGAAGCATTCAGATTGATTACTGTCGTATCAATGATGGCCTTGGCCATAGGATTTACGCTAGCGGTTTCGTTGATAAGTGCTTGACCAGTGCGAATGGCAGTAGCCACAGTTTGTGCATATAAGTATGCCTTAAGATTCACGGCCTGTTGTAGAGGTGTGATTTGCTGTATGTTATAACCACCTTTTACACCATTGTACAAGTTACAGACGGCAGTGCTATAATCAAGTTGTGCCACGAGAGATGATTGTACAGCTGTCGCAGAGGCTCCATATAAGCCCACAACTTCTTGAACAAGGGCATTCGCTTCCGTGGCCTGAGAAGTGCTGTATGATAAAAGGGCAGCACCTTCTAGAATTTCTACAACATTCGGATCTCCAGCAGCCGCTACCTTTGCTACCGAAACTGCAATGGCAGCTGCTGAAGCAGCAATGGATGCATTTGCGTAGGCCACCGTGGCGAGTGACTTTTGGTTATTCAAGCCCTGGATTTGTGAAAGATCCGCACCGCTGGTGATGGCCGAAGCCAAGGCACCAGAAGCCATTTGGGACTTAACATAACAACCATTTAACACAGTTACTAAAGAATTCTGAGTACTCAGAGCCGAATACAAATTACTTGCTAAGGCATTGTTGGTAGCCGTTGAAATAGAACTTATCATTTGAGAAGCAGCCGCACTTAGAATGGCAAAAGAATTTGGATCTTCTGCTACGGATGTTGTGGTAGAAGCATAGATCGTTGAAGCATTGTTAAAGGCGAGTTCAGCACGTGTTAGAGCTTCTTGAGCTTCTATAACCTTGATATCTAAGAGTGCCTGACCTGGATTCAAGGTTTGAGAAGCTGTTTGGCGCACGGTTATTGCAACGTTTAGGGCAGCTCGAGCAGAATCCCTATTTTCTAAGGCAGCGTTATAGTTGATGTGAGCCATGTTAACATCTCTTGCTGCAGAATAGGATGTGGTTGATATGGTGACATTTGTATTATACATATATGTGCTAAAGGTGGATAGAGTGGTGGCATTGGAAGCTAGAATACTTGATAGATTTGCAGAGGTAGCCAAGACATTTGAATTGGCTGCGTTTAAGAGAACTTGTTTGGCTGTCAAAGCCGAGGAATCTATGGTTACCACATTAGCGGTTGATATGGCCAAGGCATTATATCCTAGCATTGTGGAAGTTAGCTGGGCAGTTGGTTCAGCCAGATTCGCATTTGCGAGTGTAAGGAGAGCCTGTACATTAGAGTTCATGACAATATCATTTGACAAGGTCATGGTGGCGATTGAAAGATTACTGGAGGCGGCATTGTATGCTTCAACAGCCAGTAAGTTGGAAAGATTCGCAGCTGTGTACTTATAACTTAAAAGAGTATTAAGTGCGGCTGATTCAGCACCAACCGCTGTAATAAGAGCGATATTCGTTGATAACAGTTCCGATTTTGTTTTTGATTCGGCGACAATCGCCGCATTCAGATTTCCACTGACGATTCCTAGGGGTTTTCCGAGAATTATAGCATTATTCAAGGTGGCTTGAAGGGAATTCAGGGTGTTAAATGCGGTTACCTCGTTAGCTTGAGCAATAAGGAAATTGCTACGGGCGGTGGCTGTAGCATTTGAGGCAGATGTTAAATTAATTTGGTTTGTTAATAGTGCATTCGGATTATATTCCTGTAGTTGTGTTTTGAACATGAGGGTTGAATAGCAAACATTGTTATGTGATGCGATTATGGCAGCATTAGACTGTGCTGTTGCTAGGGCCACTTGGGCGGTCACATTGGCCGCGGTAGCAGATGTTAGAAGTCTTGCGGCGGCCGTTATCTGAGCACCGTTGAGAGTTGATATGGCGTTAGCCTTGGCTTCCTTATAGGCCAGCATTTGTGTTGAAAGATTGGCAAGAATGACCTGAGTCTGCTCATAATTAGCAGCAGCATTCAAGGCGGTAGCACGAGCTGTTTGAACCACACAGTCTGGTCCATTATACTGTATAGCGGCGAACAAGGCTGCGGTGGCGTTTTTATAGATGGTTTCAGAATTCATAGTATAGATTTCCTGTTGGGCGTGCTTGGCCATAATGGCGAAGTATTGATCAGAATCGGCCTGTTGTTGGAGAGCGGCGGCATTGACGGCTTGTTGGGCTTCGGCGGCGGCCACCATAGCAGCGGTGGCGGCTGCTTGTTGAGATTCCACGGTTTCTTGGGAGGCGGCGGCGAGGGCGGCGGCAGCTGCGACGGCCTTGGCAGCGGAACCAGAAGGTGTATCAGTGGCTACGATTTGTAAGCGGATAGAAAAGGAGTCTCCGGCCTTGATGACTGTTGTAGCAGAAACTTGGCCGACTCCGTCGATTGACTCATGAGCTACGGGTTGTTGAAAGGTGAATTGAACACGCATTTCCAGGCAATCATTTTCCAAGAAATTCCATGAGCCTTGTGAAGCTGGGTCAGAGGGTGCTGTGACGAAATTGGTTTCAAAGAGGCCAGGAACCTGTGTGCCGTTCGCTTGGAAGTATCTGAGAGGAACGGTGGAAAGCATATTTCTGAACATGGCATCTACACCTCCGTAATCAGCACTCTGGGCGGCGGCAAAGTTTGTACAAGCGATGGTATCGGCAGCACAGGCGGCTACTTCATCAGCATCGAATGCACCTGTGATAGACATAGATACTCCTCCACTCGTTAGCATAGCCTGAGCATCTTCCAAGTTATAGATGACGGAAGCGGTAGGGCAGGATGAGGAACCGTAGCACTTGTACAAGATATAGGCCATGACTAAGTCATTTACACTCACACGACCAGAGACACGTGTTCTACCATCAGTATTATCATCAAAGATGTAGGAACTGAAGTTAAGGCCATTAGGCATTGAGTCCAAGTCGGTATATGATTTGTTGAGGGAGTCCAATAAGATATCTTGAAATTTTACACCACTCACATCGGACAGAAAATGTCCAACGGGTCGTGGGCTACCCGATTGACGTCTCCAGATAAAATAGGTATTGAGGTCATCAACCGACATCTTGATTTGCACACGATGGCCGATAATGGCTGATTCCGTGAACAAGATGGCGTTGTTCGCTAGAGTGAGTGCCAGAATCTTTCGGTATCGTACGATTACTGGCGGCATCTAATTGTTAGCTATTTGTAATATCTAACAATTCTGAGATTTAGGAGATTAGGTGCCCTCAACTAATTGACGGTGTCCCATAAAATTAGTTGGTTGATCCACCTGTAGCATTCGCAGGGGGTGGAGGTTGTACAGGGGGAGCCCCATCAACAGGAGGGAGGTTTGCGTTGTTGCTTGAGCCCATGCCATTGTCGAACGTGATGTTGACCGTGACTGGGACCTTGACCGCATTGGGTGTCGTGCTGTCGGCGATGATGATCTGGACAGCGTACTTGCCTGACTTGACCGCTGGGATGTTCATGTTATTGGCACCGGCCGCACGAGCAACACTCTCAGCCTGAACCAAGGCCGCCGCCGTCGTTGTCTTAACTGAGGCCTTGACCGCATCCGTCAAGTTGTTGGAAGCATCCAAGGCCGCCGCATCAGCCGCAACCTTCGCCGCCTTCCACTCAGCCGATCTTGTGGCCACCGCCGCCTTGAACTGGACAAGGCCTGATGAGGGGTCGATCGTGACACCCTGCTCAACCGTTGGGAAGTCCGTAGGCAAGGCACCGAATGAGTAGACATAGGGGTTGACGCCGCCCGCACCGATGGCCACGATGGATGTCTGGACACCGTAGTCGGCTGGTGTGTAGAAGACAGCAGGAGCTGAGGCAGCAACTTGGAGTGGTAGGCTTTGGCCAGCGGGGAGTGACGTACTCTTAGTTGAAGAGCTCTTTGGTGGGCCACAGACGACTTGTAGGCGGATGGGGATCGCATTCGCCTTGTCAGCCTTATCCGTAGAACAATTGAAGTTCGCAGCCTCACCCTTGATGAAGTTCGTGTTCGCCGAATCAGGTGTGTTGGAGCTGGGGTTCTGGACGTTGTCCTGAACGGATAGAACATTCACAGGGGCACGGAACACGAGCTGGAGAGGGACCTCAACTCTGTCACCGATCGTGAAGCACCAGTTGCCGCCAACTGAGGGGTCAGCACCAGAAGCATCAAGTGCTACGAAGTTCGTCTCAAAGAGCCCAGGGATCTGGACACCGTTCAAGAAGTAACGGAGGGGGTCCGCAGCGAGGAAGGCACGGAACATCGCATCAACCTGACCCTTGTTGTCTCCTGGAAGCTGGGCAGAGACAGCCTTACCGTTGGGGCGAACGCAGGCATTCGCCAAGGCATCCTCGGCCTCAAGGGAGTCCGTGATGGCCGTAGCGAGCTGTGCGCTGCTAAGCATGTTGAAGGCATCATCGACGTTGTAGATGACGGCCGTGGGGTCGTAGGCTGAGGCACCGAAGCACTTGAACATGAGGTAGGCCATGACTAAGTCATTGGCACCATAGTGCGTCGTAGAGATGTTTGACGGGTTCGCCACTGAGCCTGTGTCCGTCTGGGCATTGTAGACTGAGGGGTCACGCTTGAGGTCGCCCGCCATGTCAAGGGCCGCCGTTGAGAAGTTGAGGCCATTCGCTACGCCGTCAATGTCAAAAAAACCCGCACCGAATGATTGCACGAGGGCATCGGCGAGCTTTGAGGATGTATCGCTGTGGGGGTTGTTAAGGCGACCTGTTGGGGCGAGCTCGCCTGTGGCACGAGACCAGACGAAGATCTCATTCATCGTATCCACGGGGAGTGTGACGCAGACACGGTGACCCATCGTACCAGCCTGGGCGAAGTTAATCGTATTGGGTGAGAGGCCCCAGCAGACGATCTTCTTATAGCGGATTGTCTGGGCCTTAGCCACAGAAGGTGTAGCTGTAGGATTGGCACCGGACGTGGTAGGGAAACGAGAAGCAGACGACATTTTTATATTGTTTAGCAACATAAAAAGCTCGTATGGTGGTAAAAAAGAATTTTTATATTATACTTATCATAGTCCTCTTATAATGCTCATGCCTCCTCATGCCTCCTCATATCCTTAGACAGGTGGGAGGTTGGCATTGTTGCTGGAGCCTGCACCGTCGTCGAATGTCATGTTGACCGTGACCGTGACCGTGGCGGCTGGTGTCGCAGCGTCCGTGATGACGATGGGGACGGCGTACTTGCCTGACTTGACGGCCTGGATGCCTGTGGCACCGCCCGCCGCTGTCATGGCCGCACGAGCCGCAACCACAGCCGCAGCCGCCGTCGTGGCCGCCGCCGCCTTTGTGGGGTCCGTTGGTGCAGCCGTCGCAGCCGCAGACGCCGCCGCAGACACCGCCGCCGCCGCATCGTAGGCAACAGATGTTGTCGCAACCGCCGCCTTGAATGTGACGAGACCTGTCGCAGAGTCGATACGGAGACCCTGTACCGCAGATGGTAGGTTAGCAGGCAAGACCTGGCCGAAGGCGTACGTGTAAGGGCCAACGCCACCCGCCGCCGCCGCCGCAAGAGCATTCTGGACACCGTAGTCGGCGGGTGTGTAGAAGACAGCTGGGGCCGCCGCCGCAATCTGGAGAGGGAGGACAACCTGTGACGTGCCACCCGTTGATGAGCCACCCGCAGAAGGAGCAGAGCAGACGAGCTGGAGGCGGATGGGGATAACGTTGGCTCTGTCGGCCTTGTTCGCATCACAGTTGAAGTTCGCCGCCTCGCCCTTGATGAAGTTCGTGTTCGCAGAGTCGGGCGTGTTGGAGCTGGGGTTCTGGACATTGTCCTGAACTGAGAGCACGTTGACTGGGGCACGGAAGACAAGCTGGAGGGGGACCTCGATCTTGTCGCCGACCGTTAGGCACCAGTTGCCGCCGACCTGGGGGTCAGCACCCGCAGGTGTCGCTGGGGCGACGAAGTTCGTCTCAAAGAGGCCAGGGATCTGGACACCGTTGAGGAAGTAACGGAGGGGGTCCGCAGCGAGGAAGGCACGGAACATCGCATCAACAAGGCCCTTGTTGTCGCCAGCGAGCTGGGCAGAGGCCGCCTTGCCGTTAGGCTGGACACACGCATTCGCAAGGTCCTCCTCAGCCTGGAGAGACGCAACGATGGCAGCTGAGAGCTGCTCACTGCTGAGCATGTTGAACGCATCATCAACGTTGTAGATGACGTCCGTGGGGTCATATGATGATGAGCCGAAGCACTTGAACATGAGGTACGCCATGACTAAGTCATTGGCACCGTAGTGCGTGCTTGAGATGCCCTGGCTCACTCTCGTCGCCGCATTGTAGATTGAGGGGTCACGCTTGAGGTCACCCGCCATGTCAAGGGCCGTCGTGGAGTAGTTGAGGCCGCTCGCCACGCCGTCAACGTCATTGAAGCCGTTGCTCATCGCCGTGACGAGGGCATCCTGGAGAGATACGCCGTTGGCGGGGTTGGCGACAAGGCGACCTGTTGGGGAGAGCTCGCCTGTGGCACGTGACCATGTGAAGATCTTGTTCATCACATCCACCGGGATTGAAACGCAGACACGGTGGCCTAGCGTGCCCGCAGACGCGAAGTTAACCGTGTTGGGTGAGAGGCCCCAGCAGACGACCTTCTTGTAACGGATTGTCTGGGCCTTAGCGACAGAAAGCGTAGCCGTAGGGTTGGCACCGGAAGTCGTGGGGAAGAGGGACGCAGACGACATTTTTATATTGATTGGCAACATAAAAAGGGCATGGTTCGATAAAAGAGAATATTCATAATCCATTTAACACAAACGTCTTATAATGCTCAGGCCCCCTTCCACATCTCGTTAAACAGGGGGAAGGTTCGCATTATTACTTGAGCCAGTGCC